ATGAGATCAACGCTCTCCCAGCCCTGATTGAGCAGGTTGTAAACAAGAATGGCGTTGTTGTAGGTGGAGGTGCCTAACGGAACGGCAATGTAGTAGCGATTGTTGTGGTAGATGGCTACCGACTTGTCAGCATACGCCTTGTTGATTTGGCGGATGATGGGGTCAATTGGGTCAGACAAGGGGAGTCCCGCTCCGCGAAGATTATAGAGGTCGCCGAAGGCTGTTGCATAAACACCGTTGTCTGAAAGGAAGAAAATTTGATTGGCAATGGTTACAACGGAACGACGGGCCACAAGCCCGGCTTCGCGTGTAATTTCTTTGAGCGTGATGTCTGTTAGGCTACCGGATAGCCCGCTAAGCAAATGAATGCTATTGCGATTGAGCACCACAGCATTGTCATCCGTGAAGGGGTGGACGTATTGAAGATAGTCCGCAATGCCCGCAGTAACTTTGAACTGATTTTGAATGTGGTCATAAGTATCTGAATCGAAAACATCCGAAAAGATTAGCTCATCTCGCACGTTTCGGCTAGTGATTGTTTCGCTACCAGATGTGCCCGTAGAGGTGTAGTAGTAGGGGCAGATGATGCGACGTTGGTGATAGACTCCCCACGGGGGCGCGGGCATGTGAACAAAGCCAATGCCCTGAGATTGAGCCACAGAATAGGTTACTTTGTGACTTGCGTGATCTACGACTTGAGCAAAGAAAGTGAAGGTATTGGCGTTAGGAACAGACGCAATGGTGTAACCAACTCCGTTTTCCACTAAGGGAGTTGTGCCATTATCCACCACAAAAATCTGTCTGCCAACGGAAAGACCATGAGCCGTCTCAGTTACAGTAACTAAACCGTCTGTAATGGTTGTATTGTTGCTTGCATCGTAATACACCGTGTTGGCGTAGGTGCCGTTGGCCACTTTAATAAAAGCTGGGGTTCCCGTAAAGCTACCATTCCAAGAAAGAGCTGTAAGGCCGTCGCGGAAGATGAACACCTTGTTGAAAGCCTGAATCATCTCGACATCATCCGTAACTGTGATGCCAGTGGGATAGGTGATGTTGATGGAAACTCCCGTAGCGCAATTGACGGCAATGGCCTTGGAATTTAGGGCAATGATGAAATACTCGTCATTGTCATCGGAGGGGTCAGAGAACAAGCAGGAGCCATAGGCATTGTTGATGTTGCTGCTGATGAAAGGAGCCCCGGCGTAGTTGGTGCCGCCAATGCTGTATGTCTCACTTCCGGTTGCGTTTGCAATGGTAAACGTGAAGCTGTTGGAAGCAGTGACAGTAATGGTGCGATTGCCATTGGGGTTGACGGTGCCCGTAAGTCCGAAGATGCCAACCAGCGTGTTAGTCGTAAAGCCGTGGTTGACGGATGTGGTGATAGTTACCGTCGTTGTGCTGCGCGTTGCGCTGCTGATGGTGCGGTTAGTCCAAATGTAGAACGGGACAACAAGGGCTTCGCCGCTGTTACCCAGTTCTGGGCCAAAAGCATTGGCTCCTTTGCGTGGTTGCCAAGCGCCGTCAATGTCCATGCGTCCATTGATGGACACAGCCAGCTCGCCAGTCTTTAGCTGATCGGGGCGTAGGCGAGCATTGATACGGGAAAACCCAATATCAACCTCATCATTGAATTGACTATCTTTTTCGCCGAAGCTATTATAACGAGCCATTGGCCCATTATACCTTGCGCCGCTTGTAGTCCACGCCCTTAATTGTGCCCTTATTACGGGATGCGTAGAACACAGCTTCGCCCCGCTTCTTGCCATACTCCTCAAGCATGGCCTTCTTTATCTTCTTACCTTTTTTGGTAAGCGGCATAATTAGCAAGCCTTACGCTTACCGTAGCCCATCTTCTTGTCGCCGTATTCCATTTTGCGCTCGCGTTTGCCTTCAGCCTTTTCGTGCTTCATCATTTGCTTGCGCGACTTATACTTTTCGTTTTTCATGCTCATAGGAGAATGTTAACACGACCATGCTTTTCGGCTCCAGTAGTTGGCCGACAGCTTATTAGACGTGCCTTTGATGCCGCCAGAACGAGCACAATAGGACTTCTTCCGTGCGGGTTGGCTCTTCTTTATCGTCATGTTGGCGTCGCCAAAACGTATCACCCTAGATTTACCATCGGCACAGGCGCGGACAACGCTCTTCTTTCCGCCGCTTATATCGCGTCTTGGGCTGTTGCAGGGTAGATTGCGTGGGTTCATGGGTCAAATGGCCTTAAATCGCAAGGAAACAGGGTTCTATGGCCTATTGGCTTCCTTCTTCTTACGGCGTTTCGGCTTAATTATAACAGAAGGAGCCTTTTTAGCCCCAATCCAAGGAGCCACGGCAAAGACAATGCCTAGCCCAGCAGCCACACTAGCAAAGCGTTCAAAGGCTAATAGGGCACTATCTGCCGATTTCTTATACTTACGGGATGTTTCTAGGTTTTCCAATAGGAGCTTGTTGATGAGCTCTGTCATTGGGTCAATGACGCCGTAGAGTTCAGCAGTCATGGCAGGGGAGTTGAGCATCTCAATGTTTCCTTTGTCACACGCTTCTCGCGCTTTCTTCAAATAGGCTTTAACCAACTTATGCTTGGCTACCAGCTCTTTAGGCTCTCCAAACTCGGCAATGAGCCGTTCAGCTTCGGCTTCTAGCTTGGTTAGCGAAGCGCAAAACTCCTTCCCGTCTATCAATCCTTTGCTCGCTTTAGCCTGACCATCCACAATTGCCAAGCCATAGATGTCAAAAAGTGGGCTAAGGACATTGCTAGTGAGGGCAAATTCCCTGTCGCTTTCCGCAATGTTCTCCGAAACCTTCTGTACCGTAACCACCCCAATGCCCGAAAAACAAACAACAGTTGCGGCTAGCGCAGCGGTGATTAGCTTCGGGTTCATTTCTTCAGGAGCTTGCTTGGATTCTTGGAATACCGCTTCGCCAGAGTTGTTAGCCCGTCAATAATCTCAGGAGAGATGACGCCCGCAACGCCGTAGGTTATCGCCTTCACGAATGAGCTGACCTCGATTTGTTCGACGACGAACCAAGCGATTGAGCTGACGATTGCGGCCATCACGATGCGCCGAATAGATTCCCAAACGTCGCCTTTGATTGGATTCGCCAGCAAACGCGCGGTCATTCCTGCGCCACCGATGACAGCAGTGAGCCATCCGGTTTCTTTCCAGAGCCGAGCAACTTCAACAAAGTCTTTGGGTTCGGTGCTCATTTCTTGCGGGTCATCCTATCGCCAAACCACCACCCCACGCAGTTGAACGCACAGAACTGAATTTCGTCGATCATCTCAGCTTGCTCGGATGCCGTGACTCGAAAGAAAACAATCGTTACCAGAATCAAAAGGAGCAGCGTGATGAACGGGCGAAACAGCGTTATCAAATTGGCCGCCCAGTCCGATGTGTTGGCCGGCGGCGTGGCCGCTTGCTGGCTGGCCGTAAACGCATCCCATTTAGCCTTATCGCTAGCAATCTCAGCCATCGCCTTTGCCTCTTCGAGCTTCCGCTTGTGATCTTGTCCGGCCTTGTAGTTCTCGAAAAAGCCGTTGCCGATGCGGAGCAAGACACCGAGCGCACCGCCACCGAGAGCATTTGTGATAAGATCGAGCATGGCTTATACTGATTTCGGATTCGTCAAACGGCGGAACAAAAAGTAAGGTAGCCAAATCCATTTTGGGATGCGCGTGACCTGAACGCTCGTTCCTGCGATGAGCGCTATCTCGGCGTCCCAGAGCTTAACGCGAATCGGTGAACCGTCCGGCGAGCAACAGTTGACGAGTCGAACATAGCGCGTCGGAGCGCGGCCCTTAAACCAATAGTTGTCGTACTGCCCCAACTCGACGGTGCCGCTGATGACGCAGTTATTGAGTTCAAATCCGTCAATGGCTCCTTTGACCGTCGTTGAGCCTTGAATCGTGCAGGACTGAATCAGGTAATTGCTACCGCGCACACAATCAATCGAGTCCTCACGGGAAGCGGGGATGGTCAAACCGCGAGCGATAAGACCATCCACGTTGGAGCACTTAAACAGGTCGTCGTACTCTTTCGGGTTCGACGGCGCTTGCCAGTCCTCAGACGTAACGACCTTGCCGTTGTCCGCAGGGCCAACGTAAGAACGCCAATTTACGTCTGTGGTATTAGCCATGTTAGTCAGCTTTCTTCTCTTCTTTAGGCTTCAAGGCTTCGACGAGCACTTCCGCACTCTTGCGGAGGATTTCGTGTTGCTCGGCTGGCAGAGGAGCTAGGCGGGCGGCGGCGTATAGGTTATTGAGGGCTTGTTCGGTGTTCATGTTATTTGGATTCGAGTGCCGCGACACGTTGTCGAAGCGACTGAATTTCAGCCCATAGAACTGGAATTAGCGCAGAGGTGTCAATCTGTTGATAGATCGGTTTTCCTTCCGCATCCACGGCATCCTTTTCTCCAGTGTGAGCATAAGCAGGAGTTTCATGAGCGATGAACATTGGTCGTTCTTGCGTAGCACCCTTCATCTTGCCCATGTAAACCGGAACAGCATCAATCAATGCGCCGCTATTAACGACTGGGCCAAGAATGTCTTTTGAACGATAGTCAGACGTTGTTCCATAAACAACAAGACCAGTTGCACGATTGTATGTAATTGAACCTCTTAGAGAACTTGGATTATCTGTGTAAAAACCTGCAAAGACTTGATTTCCTGAGCTTGCACTATTCCACAAAGATAAATTATCTGCAGTTATGCTTACTTGTTGAGCCAGAATAGTTGAACCACCATTTGCATAGGCTTGAATTGGCGCATCTACACCAGCTATTTTACTCGTCGTCCCCACCAGCAGATTACCGCTGCTGTCGATGCGGGCGCGTTCGGTGTTCGAAGTGCTGGTGTGAAACTTAATTCCACCAGACGAAAAATTGGTGTGAATACTTAAAAATCCTGACCCATCATAAGGAATGATGTATCCGGTGTTGGCTGCGGTGGCGTCGGTGATGTAGCCAATTTTTCTGCTACCAGAGTCAACCGCGATGTTACCTCCAACAACGTGCAATTTTTCCGCCGGACTCGTCGTCCCAATGCCGACGTTGCCTCCGACTGGGTTTAGAGCTAACGGATAAGCATTTGCGCCACCACTTCCTGCTGATTGTATCCAATTAGTATATGGACTACCCAACAATCCTCCAAATTGTAATTCAGTAGTAGAAGTATTTTTTACAGTAAATACAGCGTTGTATGTTCCAAGGGCAGGAGTGCTTCCTGCTCCCGATACCGTCAAATTTGCCGTAGGTGCCGTCGTCCCAATGCCGACGTTGCCGCTGCTGTCGATGCGCATACGCTCGGCAAAAGTGCCGCTAGATGGCGTGGAAAATCCCATGTAACCGCTCAGTGCGGTGGTGCTTGTATTTTCACGACCAATATAAATTTGACCAATGCGGTCAGAACCAGATGTCTGCGCGGTTGCCCTAACTTCAAAGATGCCTGCGTTGTCCAAGCCAACTCCTGCCGTTGAAGCAATGATACTTGAGCTAGTGTTTCCAGCGGATGCGACTTGCAGTATTTTGCCTACGTTGCCGTTGCTTGAAGCAGGAGAACTTGTGCCAATGCCGACGTCGCCTGTCTGTAAAATACTTACAACTGGAGTGCTAAACGTAGAACCACCTGTTGCCGTTGATGGCGTGATTTCTAAAGCATTATTTACGTTATATTGCGCTCCAACAATCCAGTTATATTTTCCACTTCCTGCCATTAACTTAACAGCGGAATACCCACCAGATGAAGTATCTCCTAAAGTTAATTGAGAAAGACTGCCGCTAGTAATCGCGCTCAACGTCGTAAACGCGCCTGTGCTAGCCGTAGTCGCGCCCACCGTGCCGTTGATGTTGATGGACGCCGTGCCTGTCAGGTTTGTCACCGTGCCGCTTGTAGGCGTGCCAAGTGGGCCACCACCATAGAGCAACGTACCCGTCGCGTCAGGCAGCGAGATCGTACGGTCAACGGTCTGCGTGCTCGACAACATCGTGCGCGTGTTCGTCGTGCCGCCACTAGCATTAAACATGAGCCGCTTGGTTTCGTCCACACCGTCTGTGACGTTAACATATCCGCTCGCGCCTTTGGCGACTAAGTGCAGTCCAACAGACGCATCGCCACCTGTTGCCCTAATATGCACAGGGTTTCCTGTTGCGGCATTCTCAATCGAAATCTCGTTTACCGCGCTGGCAATCGACGCCAGTTTTAGCGTCTCGTTGCCGCTCGCGTCGTTGATTTGCGCAATGACTGGCGTGACGATAGTAGGCGAGTTGCTTAGAACTACGTTAGTCGTGCCTGTGGAGGTAGAAACTCCCGTGCCGCCAGAAGCCACTGCAATTGGGGTAGAAGCACTAACCGTGGTGAAAGCACCTGTAGATGGGTTAGAAGCCCCAATAGCCGTGTTTGTAATGCCAACAGCGGAATAGTCCGTGCTCACCCCAACAACTGCTCCTGTGCGCCCAAACACGCTGCTAACAGCATCCGTCAAATCAACTTTCTCCCATGCTGTTCCGTTGCTAATAATCCAGTCGCCGATGGCAAACGTGATGCCAAACTGCGTGCCAGCCGTGCTGACAACGTAATAGTCACCCTTGGTCGAAGCCGCAGGGGAGCTATTTAGCGTTGGGTTATTTGTGGAAGCATCCCATGTTCCTTTATAATTGACCGTTCCGCTAACAATCAGCGGGGGAGAATAGTTGATAATTTGGTCAAAAATGCCGGACATGGTTAAATGTAGTTGAGTTCGCTAATCGTGAATACGCCAGTACCGCTAACCGCAATGACTTTGGCGTTCTTAGCCCAGCCCGCGCTCCAGATGCCGCTATTGCCATCCTTGAAGATGTGTCCAGCGGTGGTGGTGGGGGTGGAGCCATCAATAGTGAGCCGAATGTCTGCGCCTTCCAACGTCCAGTAGATGTGGCTGGTGTTGGGATTGAGGGCCGCGACAATGAAGTTGGAGGCCGTACCACCAACCGAAAGGGTACGCATGGATGTTCCGCTAACCGGAAGCACCTGCATTGGGCCATTAACTATGCGTGAGTTTGACATAATTAGACGGTGAAAGGAGTTGCCTGAACCGAAGCATCCGTAGCGTTGGCGCGAATGAACTTAGCCGCCATAGCCGTATTCTTGTTCCAGAAGAACGGAGGGGTGAGTTTCTTAAACAGATGACCGTTGGTGGAGCTAGGATTGCTGCCATCAAACGTCACCATCACATCGTCGCCCTGAATATCAATGAGGACATACTTGGTTTTGGCAGACGACCAAGCATTTGTGAGACTAACTACCGCCGTGCTAACCGCAAGGCGTTCGTCCGTTTCACCAGTTGGCGTAGGATAGAGATTAACAACGAGGGAGTTATTCATTGACGGGATTGTGTTGAAACGTAGGTAGAAATGCGGCGAAACAAAGCATTGTTATTGCGCTGATTTTGAGCTTTGCTTAACTCTAGCATGAGATAGTTCATGGCAATTTGCTCTTCAGCAATGGCTTTGTCAACCTGACCATCCATACGCAAGAAGTCGGCATAGGTGGCATGGGCGGCGTAATAGAAGAACTCCAAGGGAATGTCCGTAGAAATGGCCGTATAGGGGCCGGGCCATTGCTTCTTGTAACCAACCCAGAAACCAGAGTTACCTGTGGCGTTGTTGATGACCGTCGCCCCATCGCTATCAACAAAGAACTCATACTCGCAAAATCCGTTAGTGCTAAACGGATTGGCGTTCCAGATACGGTTGAAGTCAGAAATGTCGGCAATAGCAACGGGAGACACGGTAGCGGTGCCGCTGTAAGTCTCGGAACCTGCGCCAGAGCTCAGGCTGTAAGTGAACGTGTCATTCTCCACGTTCGTTGTCTCAATGCC